ATGGTATGCGTGGCTGGGAGTGTCTTGTTGATGGTGTGGCGGGTATTGATATTCAGCAATCTGAGCAGCGTTGCTTCACCCTGACGGTTAACCGCACCAGTGGCGCCAGCGAAACCAAATCCTTTGACGTGCCAGTGATGATTTATCAGGGCGTATTCAAATCCGGTCAGGAATATCTGCCTGGCGACACAGTTACATGGGGCGGTTCGCTCTGGCACTGCGACGCGCAGACTCAGGACAAGCCGGGTGAGGCAGGTTCGAAAGGCTGGACCCTGGCTGCCAAGCGTGGCCGCGACGGGAGGGATAAAACGTGATTGAACTTGTGACACTGGATGAGATAAAGGAACACCTGCACATTGATCATGATGCTGACGACGGCCCACTTAAGGAAAAAATACAGGAAGCCAGTTCGGTGTTGCTGGCTTTTATTCAGGGAAGCCGGGACAAGGTCGTTGATGAGAAAGGAAAGTTAATCGAGGGTGAAGCGCTCAGTCGGATGAAGGCCGCCACGATGCGTCTGGTGGGCATGTTGTACCGAAATCCCGACCTGGCTGATAAGGAAGATTTACTTCATGGAGAGCTTCCTTTCTCTGTATCGTTTTTAATTCATGATCTCCGACTTCCGACAATTATTTGAGGGCATTCATGGCTATATCCGCTGGTAAGCTCATACAAATTATTGTGATACAAAACCCCGTACATATTCGTGACGCATCAGGCCAGCCAGTTGAAACATGGGTGGATGGTGAAAACATCCGCGCAGATATCAGAGGCCGGAGCGGAAGAGAATTAATGGCAGCAGGCGCCGAAATTGCCCAGGCTGATGTCAGAGTATGGGTTCGCGGAAAATCGGGTGAAACAATAACTGCGGCATCCAGGCTAAAGGTTCAGAGTGGGCCATACCGAGGCAAAACACTTAACGTTATAGGCCCGCCTATCCCTGATGAAAAGGGTGAGCGTCTTGAGATATTGTGCAAACTGGGAGCTGAAAAATGATTGAGACGAGCCTGGATTTTTCCGGTTTAAATGACATCGCAAAGGATCTCGAGGCGCTTAGCCGTGCTGAAAACAATAAGGTTCTTCGTGATGCCACGCGCGCCGGCGCGGAAGTGCTTAAGGAAGAAGTGATCGCACGTGCACCGGTACGCACCGGAAAACTGAAAAAAAACGTGGTGGTAGTGACCCAAAAAAGCCGCCGCCGCGGGGAAATTTCTTCCGGCGTCCATATTCGTGGCGTTAACCTGCGCACCGGCAACAGCGATAACACGATGAAGGCGAATAACCCGAGAAACGCCTTTTACTGGCCATTCGTTGAACTGGGCACCGCGAACATGCCTGCACATCCGTTTGTGCGACCCGCTTACGATACGCGCGAGGAAGAGGCCGCCAGCGTCGCCATTGCCAGGATGAATCAGGCTATTGATGAGGTATTGAGCAAGTGAATGAAGATAATATCTACGCCTTGCTTTCTTCCCTGGCAGAAGGACGGGTATATCCCTATGTTGCGCCATTAGGTAGTGACGGGAAACCGTCTGTCTCTCCACCCTGGATTATCTTTTCCATCGTCGATGATGTTTCCGCTGACGTACTGTGTGGCCAGGCGGAATCCAGCACATCAGTGCAGATCGATGTTTACTCACTGACCATTGAGGAAGCCAGATCCATTCGTGATCATGCGCTGAAGGCGGTTAAGTCCCTGGCTCCGACTGAGATAACGAAAATTCAAGGCTATGAACCCGATTTCCGGCTTTACCGCGCCACGATCGATTTTCGGGTCACATCCTGAAACGTTAACCAACCCTGAACAACCCGCTCCGGCGGGTTTTTTATTACCTCTGAAACCGCGCTTCACACGCGCACGTTATAATCCTGGAGCCTACAGAAAGCGAGCCTGAGAGTCAGTTGTACTCCGGGGCTGCTGACTCTGTGTGACAGGCTCACTTTCTATAGGTAAATCTCATGAAATATCCAACCGTATCAGTAAACGGCGTTTCCGTTCGTGTTGATGACGAGGGACGCTATAACCTCAATGATCTCCATGCTGCGGCGGTCGCAAACGGAGAGGCTACAGAGCAGCAGCGTCCAAGTCAGTTTTTACGTAGCGCTCAGGTAAAGCGATTTATCAAGGTGATGTAGCCCCCTGAAACACCAGACAGTAGCTGTATCTCCAGATAAGAGATAGGCTTGAATATATGTCTAACA